GTTACACTGGTAGACCAACCGCCTGTATTTATCATTGCTATGCCAAATCTTGGAACCGTACCAATGACCACATGCCCCACACTTGATGCGATTGGAGAATATGGTTGCCCCGCTATATCTGCCCTTTCCCCGGCTATTACTGCGACGTTCAATCTCTGCCTGTACCAAATCAAATGTCGCTGGCGGTATAATCGCTTCGTGGTTGCCCGTTACATAGTACTGCGGAATCTCCCCTTCATTCTTTTTTACTTTCTTGGTCAGAAAATCCACGGTAAACTTCTTCTGCAGCAGTGCGTCTCCCTTCATTTTTTCGCTGGTAAGAATGCTCTGCACCGTATTAGAATACCATCTATCTTTGCCCGCTGGTGATTTTATGCCCCGTTTCATGAGTTCGCGGCCAATAGCATTGTAGGACAGCCCGGTAAGGAAAAGTTTGTAGATGAGCTTCACTACCTTTGCTTGTTCAGGATTTACGACCAGATTGCCATCTTCGCCCCGGTCATATCCAAGGAAACGCTTGTAAGGAACTCTTGCCTTGCCGTCAGCGAAGCTTTTTCTCTGCCCCCAGGTGGTATTCTCCGAAATACTCCGAGCTTCTTCCTGGCTGATTGATGAGAGCACCGTTATGAGAAGTTCGCCAGCCGAATCCAGTGTCCAGATCCCCTCTTTTTCGAAGTAGCACTCAACTCCGGCAGCTTTTAGTTTTCTTATTGTTGTAAGGCAGTCTACTGTATTTCTGGCAAATCTGGACACCGATTTTGTGATGATAAGTTGTATTTTTCCTGCTAAAGCATCTTTTATCATACGTGTGAATCCTTCACGCTTTTTCGTGGAAGTTCCTGTCACACCTTCATCGGTATATATGCCAACAAAATCCCAGTCTTTTCGTTCCTTGATGTATTTCGTATAGTAATCGACCTGTGCGGTGTAGCTGGATATCTGGTCATCCGTATCTGTACTGACACGAGCATATCCCGCTACTTTCCGCTTTACATTGCTGGCGATAGGTGCGGCCGTAAATTTATTAATGGTTGCGGGAATAGTCGTTATCTTTCTTGCCACAATACTCATCCTCCTCGTTCCATACGCGATGAAAGTTACTATGGTCGGTATCTTTCTGTGATTATTTCTCCATTCTTAAAATGAAATTCCAAAACATCTCGTTTGGGCACGCTGATATAATCTACATTTTTTAGGAATACTTCTTTATTGAATTTTTCTATGTTCAACACTTTTGCACATACTCGCTTAAGCTCTTCTTGATTTATCTTTTCGCTCCCAGAACATATCCCCACCTTTTTCCAGTGTGCCCAATATTCATTCGATGTAGTTTTGTATTGATAATAGACATAGCTTCGTCCACAAAATGGACATTTAATTTTCATGGTAAAACAGGATGCATTGGTTTTACCTTTATTCTTTCGATTTTTTAATTCTTCCTGTACCATATCAAATGTTTTTTTATCAATGATAGCTTCATGTGTATTTTCGGCCAGATAACGGGTCAATTCCCCTTCGTTTTTCCTGAGCTTGTGCGTAAGAGGATTTTCCACATAATATTTTTGCAGAATCAGATTGCCTGTATAGTGAACATTTTGCAGGATGTATTTGACACTACTGCCACTCCATCGCTTGCCTCTTTTGGTTATAATGCCTTGACTGGAAAGTTCACAGGCTATTTCTGCTGTCGACTTACCAGAAAGGTAATCCTGATATATACGTTTTACAACAATGGCTTCTTCGGGGGCAATAATCATCTGGTCTCCCGCCCATTTGTACCCGTAAATGCAAAATTTTGCATTGGGAAGTCCCTGTTCAAATCTTTTCCGCTTTGCCCACTTTACATTTTCAGAGTAGTTGATGATTTCTTCCTGTGCAATACTGGCCAAAATAGACAACATAATCTCGCCGGACGAGCTCATAGAACGGATATTCTCCTTCTCAAATCGAACTTCCACGCCAATGGCTTTGAGATGTCGAACCGTAGACAGAAGGTCAACCGTGTTTCTTGCGAAACGGCTGATGGATTTGGTCAGGATTATATCAATCTTTCCAGCCTCACAATCGTCCACCATACGCCGAAATTCTGTCCGCTTGTTGATGCTGGTACCGGAGATAAAACTGTCGGCATACACACCGGCATATTCCCACTCCGGATTATTCTGAATAAGCTCGCTGTAATAGCTAATCTGCGCTGACAGGGAATGTGTCAGTCGGTCTGATTCTGCGGACACCCGCGCATATGCTGCTACACGCTTTTTCCGTTTAAGCTTCGGGATGGCTGCCTCGATTCGTTCTATCTTCTTCATGGTATTCACCTCCTTCCCTTACTATATATCACTCTGCCAGCGACTTAAGTCAACGCTATGTCCGAAAATAATGTGCCCAAAAGAGGATGATATTTTTCCCGCATTAAATCCTGTGCTTTAGCATAATCTTTCTGCGTAATGATGCCATTTTCCAGCATTGAGAGAAATACCCTCATGGTGGACTGGTACTTTGCTTCTCGCATAAGAAGTTCATGAGACATGGGATTCACCAAACCTTTCTTCTACATAGCAGTCATGAGAGCAATATTTTTGACCATGCCTGCCATGGAAAGATTTTCCACAGTGAACACAAACGGAGTTCTTCTTCCTTAACCGGGTATGGTGATTCCACCATTTCATGCGACATGCATCGGAACAGAACTTCTTTTGTTTCTTCCCTGCGGTCTGCTTGACAGGTTCACCACAATACTTGCAGAAAAAGTCTGTTTTCTTCTGCGTTGCAGTTCCACCCAGCCCATTTCGCCTGCAATAGGTTTTGATTGTATTCTCGCTAATTCCCATCAGTTTCCCAATAACCTTATATCCTTCTCCTAACCTACGATGCTCCTCAATAAAAGATTTTTGTTCTTCTGTCATGAAAATCACCTCTATAGTAGAGCCACGGCAGAAGAAAAACTTCGTGGTTTTGATAAAAAAAATGCCCACCACAGTTCGACCTGCAGTGGGCAACATCCAATTACTTACTCTTCAGCTGTTTCATGACATCCGTCAATTTTTCCGGCACTGGCAACCCAATTCGAGCTGCATTCTCGATAATAGAAATTCCCTCGTTGGCACAGTAGAAGAAAATAACCGCCGTCCTAAGGACGCAACCACCACCAACCATATTAACATCCAGCACGTTGGCCACACCAACCAAGGCCATGATAAACACCTTCTGACAGATTCCCTTGAATCCCACGGCGCTGGACAGCCGTTTCTCCACTATGGCACAAAGCACCCCGGTGACATAATCAGTCACGATAAAAGCCACCAATGCATAGAGCAGACTGTCAAAACTGCCGAGATACTCCCCCAAGGCAGCACCAGCTCCTGCTGCCCAGCATCTAACATCTAAAAATACATCCATGGTCAATCCCCCTTCATCCACTTAATTCGATTCTTCATGGTATGCAAACGGCTGTTACGCACATCGCCTGATAACAGCTTCTGCTTGCCACCCTTCAAGAGATAAAGCTCCTCACCTGATGTCATCAACCACACCCCATTTTTTACTCGACCCAGCCTTATCGGCTTATTCATAAAAAAATGCGACTCACCAATCAGAGTCTTTTGCGGTGAATACAGCTTACCTAAAAACTTATCCTGCCAATAAGATTGTGCGTCTATATTCTCCGGCACCGCCTTAGTACCTTCGATGTAATATCCGTCCGGGAGTGGCAATGTAAAAATGCCTGCATAAATCCGGTATCTGGAACGCTCGATATGGATTTCATTGTCCTCATCAACCTCCCTTATCGTCATTGCCCACAACGGCTGAATGCTCTTGGGGGTCACCATCACCCACAGGTAAGAATCAAAGTCAATAAAGAATCCCCAATCAGCTTCTCCTTCTCCCCGGTAATTTATAGCATCAATATGAAATCCTTTCGCATAACAGTCCAATAGATAGCAATAGGAATCTTCTGATTCATACCAGCCGTTGACTAAAGTACAAGAGTTCAAATATACCTTGTTTATTACATCGTCTACACCTGAAAGAGGCGTTTCAATGACGGTTGCCTCCTCGTAAGCGTAATCATAGCAAAAGTTGCTGTAACCACTCAGGTCTATCGAATATCCCATTTGCCCATTTATGATAACACCAGGCTGACCGATCTGGTCTTCAAAGATATCGCCATCGCCAATGTCGTGATACCTATATTCGCCCCCTTGTAATGCATATTGATTACCTTGCTCGTCCAAATGCAAATCCAGAATCTTGCCATCGGCAAATGTAAATGAACTCCCACGGCTCACCATCAGCGTATGTTGCTGTCCTTTCGCATACTTTGTTATCTTTCCCTTATGATAAACCGCTCTTGTGCCATCCCACATTAGAAGCGGTACA